TAATTGAGTCTTAAGAATATCATTGAAAAGATTTGCAAATCTTTTTCTCAATCTACCTACAAATTTAGAGAATTTAACTTCATCTCTTAATATCTCAGATGATCTTCCTAAATTAAAACCACTATCTCCACCTACTCTAGTAGGAGGAACATTAAGTGATTTGTATAATTTCTCTTGGAAATACTTAATATCTGTAATTTCTCCTAAGTTTTGTCCACCTGGTAAAGTAGTAATTTCAGTTCCTCTACCACCTTCTCTTCTAGGAAGCCAAAAATCTTCCAACATAGACATATATTTCTTATCATCTTTAATTTCACCAGTATCAGCATTATAAACCATTTTATTACGATACCTCATCATCACATCTCTGAGGTATTGTTCTGCCTTGACTTTAGGTAAGTTACCTACATCAATGTAGAAAATTCTTCTTTCTGGTGCTCTTGATAATCTGTATATAACCAAACTATCCTCAATCATTCTAAGTTGATTGACTGCTTTAATTGCTTTATGTAAGTATGATAAGGTTGATCCCTTGTTTCTATCTACTAATCCACTAGTACAATAAGCAACAGAATCCCTAGTCATCTTGATTCCTTTATTACCACCAGTCATGGCAGATGGCATTTGAGATGGGAAACTTGACTTAGGACTGTAAACAAAATATTCTTCAATCTCAGGAAATTCATATTCCATAGGATTGTCAGTATTAATATTTGCTATTCTAGCAGCATCTTTATCTTGCTTCTTCTGCTGCCTCACATATCTCATTTTCATGGAATCAATATATCTCAATTCCAATATCCCCTCTGTGGGGTTTTTCATATCAATTACTTTATGATAATGGATTCTACCATCTATATACCAATTCCTATAAATTTCATGTGCCTTCTTATCAAAATCTAATAAATCTTTAACTGCTTTAAATTCTTCTCTAATTTTTTTCTTAATTCCATCACTAGCATTGAGATTAGATAACTCAATTTCTACTGGTGAATCATTTGTATCTGATACAATAGCTTCATTTACAATATCTTCAATAGCACTATCACACTCTGGTTGGAGTGCCATCTCTCTATATCTTTTTATTAAATCAAACTCTGTTCTATAAACTCCTTCAATATCTACATACGATCCAAAAAAACCACTAGTCAAGTAGTGGTCAGATCCATCCGCATTATTTTGAGGAATGGGAGATACCACACCAGGTGGTATCTTTTCCGTATCCTCTATAGAAAATCCAAATAACCTTGCCATTATTAAAAGTTAACCTTATATGTTTATTTATTAGGCGCCAGCACCTGCTGCTTCAGGATACCAGTATTGTACTTGGAAGTCAACTGTGAATTCCTCTATTGTATCACTTGTATCATAAGAAAGATCAATAGCAGAAACTGTAGTTGGGAAAATATCTACAAACTTATACTGAGCAAGAATATTACTATCAGTAGCAGGACTATTAGAACCTTGCTGACTAGCTACATTTCTACCAAGTTGGTAAACTGTTGCTTGTCCCATGTATGATGCTGGATCAGTTAAACCTGATGAATCACCATACTGAGCAATGTTTTGTGCCCATGCTTGAAACGCTCTATAATGACCAAAATCTTGATCATTGATTACTGTCACAGTCCAATTATCAAATGTCCTATCACCAGCAACTTTAAGAACACGTCCCCTAAAAGGAACTTCCAATGTTCCTACATTAGAAGCTGGTAATTGTGCTGCTTTACATAAAAATCTAAATCTATCTCCATCAAATTGTCCATCACCATCACCTTGAATAGCAAGGTTTACATCATCTGGAAAGTTAACTTGAACCTCAAACAGATTGGGGCGAGTACCACCTCCAATCAGTTTGGATTTAAATTGAGAAATAGTTCTCTGTGGGATTGTTGCCATTTTTTAGAATCTCCTTTTGTTATTTAGATATGATAAGTTAAACTCT